TGTTTTAACGCACATGGCCATCGGTATCATATTAAACTAACTTACTCTTTTCAAGATATGCATGAGATTGGTTATATAATTGATTTCAAAGAAATAAAAAGAGTTGGTGTTCAATGGATAGATGATATGATGGACCACGGGTTTATAGTTAATCCACACGACACGTTACTTATTAATACTCTAATAGACATTGAAACTAAATTATATGAGATGAGTTTAAATGGTAAAGATTATTGTAATCCATCAGTAGAAAATGTAGCTCGTGAAATATTTCTAGCTCAACAGATTCTTTTTGAAGATTATAAAGGATTAGAAATACATCATATTCGTTTGAATGAAACACCAAATTGTTATACAGATGTCTATAAAGAATCAATTCCAGATATTGAGAAAGAAAATTTTTATAAAAGAAATTATGAACATATTAAAAAGTATGCTACTCATAAAGGTATAGTGGAGTATGACGATAGAAAGCTCTAAAAAAGTTATTCCTATAAATGAAATTTACACCTGTTTACAAGGTGAAGGAAAATTAACAGGTGTACCACATATATTAATTAGAGTTACAGGTTGTAGATTACGTTGTCAATTTGCAAATTCTTTTTGTGATACACCATATAGTTCTTGGGGACCAGAAAAAGGTAAGTTTACTTATGATGATATTGACCAATTTTATTCAGATAATACTCATATTAAACATACTATGATTACAGGAGGAGGTCCAACTTTACATAGAGAACTGTTAGTTGATTTGTGTAACTTGGCTAAAATACATCATCATTATGTTACGATAGAAACAGAAGGTAGCGAATCAGTAAGTACTCAAGCAGATTTAATATCTCTTTCACCAAAGTTATCAAACTCAACACCAAGACCTGGAACTTGGATGCCATATTTGAATAGAACAGTTACAGAACAAGATAAAGAGAAACACGAGAAGTGGCGTTGTAACTATGAGGCAATGAAATTGTTACTTGACTTACATCCAGATTACCAATTAAAACCAGTTATATCAAATGAGAAAGATTTAGAAGAAGTAAAGGAATTACAAGACGAATTAGGGGTACCTAATCGAAAAGTATATTTGATGCCTGAAGGAATAGAACCCAAACAATTAAATGAAAGACGAAAATGGTTAATGGAACTGTGTACAAAAGAAGGATATAATTTTACAGATAGGTTACATATTATAACCTATGGAGATATAAGAGGAGTTTAATGGTTGAAGTGACAGGTTGGTTAGGATTTATATTCGTTTTGTTAGGTTATTATTTTAATGCTAAACAGAAAATATATTGTTTTCACGTTTGGGGTTTAGGTAATATGTTATTTCTAATATATGGAATTTTAATAAATGCTAAACCACAAATTGCAATATGTATATTTGTTTTAATGATGAATGTATATGGTTATAGACAATGGAGTAAAGTTGAGTAAAGAAGCTGTTTTAAGCATCAGCGGTGGATTAGATTCTACTTCATTACTAATTCATTTATTAGATAAAGACTATGATAAAGTTCATGCTATTAGTTTTTATTACGGTCAAAAGAATGAAATAGAATTACGACGATTAGATTTAAATTTGAGATATTTAAAGTTTCATAAATTTGATATAACTCATACAAATATGAATTTATCAAGTTTTATGAGTAAGTTTAAATCTTCATTAACAAGTGATGCTATTTATGTACCGACTGGTAAGACAGATGAAAATAAAATGAAATTAAATTTTGTACCAAATAGAAATGCGATATTTTCAAGTTTAATATATGGTTATGCAGTTTCATTAGTTAAAGAGAAAGATGTTTTTGTAGATATTGGATTGGGTGTACACGACGGTACACATACAATACCACCAGATTGTACTCGTATATTTTTTGATAAATTAGAAAGTGCATTCAAAGAAGGTAATGTTGAATCAGATAAAATAAATTATTATTTACCTTATGTTGATGGATATAAACATTTGATAGTTGAAGATGCGTTACTTTGTTGTGAGAGATTAAAATTAGATTCAGAAACTATATTCAGAAATACTTTATCGTGTTATGAACCAGAAGATTTGGGATTATCGTGTGGAAAATGTGGAGCTTGTAATGATAGAATGTTAGCTTTCTCAACTTTAGAAGTTAAGGATCCAATAAAATATGAGTAAATTAAAATATGCCAATGGCAATAAAATATTAAAAGAATGGGAAAAAGACGAGATGATTCAAGAAGCGGCTGAGTATTATGGTCGTTATATGACAGCTCTTGGGTTCGATTGGAAGAATGACCCAAATTCATCAGATACACCAGAACGAGTAGCTCGAGCTTTTGTAAATGATTTAGCTCAGGGTGTATATAGTAAACCACCAAAGATTACAGCATTTGATAATGTTGATGGTTATGATGGTATGGTATTTCAAGGTAATATTAAATTACATTCATTATGTTCTCATCATCATTTACCGTTTGTAGGTAAAGCGCATGTAGCATATCTTCCTACATCAGAAGGTAAGGTTATCGGACTTAGTAAGTTAAATCGTATTGTAGAATTTTATTCAAGACGACCTCAAGTACAAGAAAACTTAACAATGCAGATACATGATCATATTAATGATGTATGTGAGAATAATATAGGTGTAGCTGTTATGATTGAAGCTAATCATATGTGTACTTGTGTTCGAGGTGTTAAACATAATTCTATTATGAAGACGGCTAAGTTAAGTGGTAAGTTTAAAGATACAGATAGAGCAAGAGAAGAATTTTATGATTTTATAAGGGATTTAAAATGAAAGAATTTATTAGTTGGAATTTAGTTGATGAGTGTGTAACTGATATTGCAGATTATTTACGTCAAACAAATGTTAAGTATGAAGGTGTATATGGTATACCTCGAGGTGGAGTAATACTGGCAGTAATATTAAGTCATATATTAGATATACCTTATTTAGCTAATTTAGATATTATGTATGATAAGAAATTTATTATTATTGACGACATAGCAGATACTGGTACGACATTAAATACATATAAAAAATTAGATGTTTGTGAAAACGCATGTTATGTTACAATACACGAACACGAACAATCAATTGTAAAACCTGATTACGCAGTAATAGATAAAGAAGATAAATGGATTGTGTATCCGTGGGAAGATGAAGAGTCAGAAGAAATTCAAGATTATATAGCAGTAAAAAATATGGCAATAGTGAATCCCGACAAATGAGTAAGTTTATATATTTTCCATCATTTTCGGCTGGTGCAATGGGGAGTTCATTAGCTAAAAATGTCAAATTGAAAAACGGTTTATCTATTAGATTCTATAGTGAAGAGTTTCCTGAGAAGTATAGGCATACAGATATATTGATAACCGCAGGACATCATTATAGAAAAGAAGATTATAAAAATGACTTAGGATTAACAGATAAAAATTTAGTTATGGGTGATTCAGGTGGATATCAAATAGCTTCAGGAGCAATTAAATGGGATAAGTTAATTAGAGAAAAAATATTTAATTGGTTAGAACATAATTCTGATATAGCAATGAATTTAGATATCCCACCTAAAATAAAGTATGAAGGTATGTATGAAGAATGTTTAAAAATTAGTAAAGACAATTTTAAATATTTTGCAGATAAACAAAGTGGTAATACAGATTTTTTAAATATAGTTCAGGGTACAAATGAGTTTGAATATGTAAACTGGTATAATGAAATGAAAGATTTTCCATTTCAAGGTTGGGCTGTAGGTGGTGGAGGTAGAAACGTTTACACCTTTATGTCAGGAGTAATGTCTTTGTTGAATGGCAAAGAACATTTAAAAGATACAAATAAGTATTTTCATATTTTAGGTATATCTAAAATTTCAGATTTTTTAATGTTAAATCAATTACAAAAATCTTTAAATGAAGTCGGGTCTGACATAGTTGTTACAACTGATAGTTCTTCACCAGATAGAGCTGTAGTATTCGGTTCTTATTATTATAATTACAATTTTAAGAAGGCCACTTTTCAATCTCTTAATATACCTAAGTATGATGATAGTTTTCAGAATCAAGTATTTAAACATCTACCCGTATCTACTGAATTTGATAATGAGTATTTGAGAGAAGCATTAACTTGGGATGATACTATAAAATGGAAAGGTCAATGTACTATGGCAATACGTTTACATAATTTTATGGTTTTTAAAGAAGCGATTGAAAAAGCTGAATATTATGTTTACAGTCATGATTATATTTTAAAACAAGTTTTGTCTAATGATATGTATGAACTTTTAATGTCTCTTGATAAAATGGTTAAGGGTAATAACCCGAGAACAGTATTTGAAAAGTATAAACCGTTATATAAAAAATTGAGTAATACTAATACTGATGAAGTTGATATAATTAAAAACAAATTTTTTTAATAGGAGTAAAAATGAAATTAACACCAGAACAATTACAAGATAAATGGAATGAAGTAATTGAACTAATTACAGATACGTTTGAAGGTGAACGTAGAGATAACATTTTAAAAATGTGTGAATTTTTTAAAGATAGAATGATGTTCGCACCAGCGAGTGGAGTGATATATTATCACAACGCATTTCCAGGAGGTTATGTATGTCATATTTTAAATGTTACAAAATTTGCTTTAAGATTGTATGAACTGTACAAAGAGTTAGGATTACATACTTCAGAATACAATAAAGAGAATATTATATTTTGTACACTACATCACGATTTAGGTAAAGTGGGTAATTTAGAGTATGATTATTATATTCCTAATGAATCAGAATGGCATAGAATAAATCAAGGTAAGATGTATGGTTATGATGAGAACTTACATTGGATGACTGTTACTGATAGGTCTGTATGGTTGTTAAGTCAATTTGATATTAAGATGAATGAAGTTGAATATCTCGCTTTAAGATTAACTGATGGTATGTATGAAAAGGCTAATAAAGATTATTTTATGGGATACGGTGAAGGTAAAAATTTAAAAACTAATTTACCACATCTTTTACATAACGCAGATAGTTTAGCTACTCGATGGGAAAAAGAACAGTATATGTTTAGTTCAGATTCAAATATTAAATACGAAGAAATTTTTAATTCAGAATTGAAAGTAGAAAGAGAACGAGAAGAAGCTGAAGCTGTAGAAAATATGAAACAAGCATTAGTTAAAGATGAAACACCTGATATACTTTCTGAAAAATCAAAAGACTTATTCAATGAGTTGTTTGGAGACAAATGATGTGGGTAGAAATAATATTAGCTATAGAAACTGTAGCGTTTATAGTTGAAGGTTATATAATTTGGAACTTAAATAAAAAAACCGAAATGTTAGAAACTTGGGTAGAAGATTTTAGTCAAAGAATAGAAACAGTTCAAACTGATTTGAAAGTTATTGATGCTAAAGGAGCTTTTGAATCAGATGATGAAGTAGGTGCAATATTTGAACAGATAAAAGAAACTGTAAATGAGTTAGATAATTTAAGAGGAGAAGAGATTGATGCCAGCAACTAAACAACAAACGAAAAAGATGATAGATGCGATAAAGCAACCTGTTAAAGTTGTGAAGAAAAAAAGACGTAAAAAGAGTAAAATGTATTTTGGACAACCAGTTCAAGATGCGATTATTCGATATAATGCGAGTTCAAATCCAGCTATAAAAAATAGAATTTATGAAGAACATATAGCAGCCGCATTTGAAAAAATGGCAGAGAATTTGATTCATACTTTTAAATTTTATTATTTTGATGTTCCTCTTGATAATGTTAAACACGAAGTAGTTTCTTTTATGGTACTACAATTACCCAAATATCAACAAGATAAAGGTAGAGCGTTTTCATATTTTTCTATAGTAGGTAAAAATTATTTAATTTTAAATAATAATAACAATTATAAAAAGATGAAAATTCATGATGATATTATAACCTTAGATTATAAAAGAAATGTATTTGGTGAAAGTGAAAAATCTGAAGTTGATGAATTTAATAAAGAATTTGTAAATCAAATGTTAGAATATTGGGAAAATAATATTACAAATGTATTTCGTAGACAAAAAGATATTTTAGTAGCTGATGCAGTATTAGAATTATTTAGACGAAGATTAAACATTGAAAACTTTAATAAAAAAGCTTTGTATATTATGATTAGAGAAATGACAGGTTCTAATACACAACATATTACAAGAGTGATAAATCAAATGAAAAAATATTACGCTAATATGATACTGGAATTTTCACAAACTGGAGATATAGATACTTCAAATACAGGAAGTATTTTTTAATAAATACGCCATCTTAGCTCAGTTGGTAGAGCAGCTGATTTGTAATCAGCAGGTCCTCAGTTCGAATCTGAGAGATGGCTCGGGGCTGTAGCTCAGTTTGGGAGAGCGCCACACTTGCACTGTGGATGTCGCAGGTTCGAGTCCTGTCAGCTCCACTATAGGTATGAAACCTATACTAGTTAAATAATCCAATTAAGGAGGTGCATAATGCATCAAGCTACAAAACAAGTGGAATATACAAATAATAAGAATATACCTTTTCCTAATCTTACGTATATACCCCTTTCTTCATTAGAGTATGAAGTAAAATTAAACAGGGAAGAATATACCAAACTTACTCAAAGTATGGAAGACAAAACAATAATCAATGGTTTTATGGATGCGATTAAGGTATTTCCAAAAAACCCAATTACTGGTAAGTATAAGATAGCTGAAGCTACTCATAGAGTAAGAGCTTTAAGAAACATCTTTCAAGATGATGAAGATCCAATGGTACCAATAGCTATATTATGGTGGAAAGATGGTGAAGATGAAGATGAAGTCCTTTCTACTGTTATTGAGTTTAATGTTACAGGTAAAGCTTGGACTATATATGACTATGTAAAAGCTCGAGCGGGACATACTGGTTATAAACCGTCAGTAAGTAAAGCTTTTAAAGAGTTACATAGTGATATGAAAAAGTTAAAGCCAAGATTGTCTAATTCTATAGTTGCTAGTATTTATACTGGTGAATCAAGAGTTCATACTGTTATTAAAGATGATAAATTAGCTAAGAACTTTGATATTAGTAGTAGAAGACATTACATTAATACGATGACAGGTAGATTAGATACTTTAGTTATTGAAAACGGTAAAAAAATAGTTACTAATGGTTTTCTTCGTAGATATGTTGACGGTTTAAATTCAAAGATTAACGCATATGATGACTATAGTAAGTGGACAGCTTTTTTCCAAAGGTCTATTACTGAAGCTGAAAGTGGTATTAAATGGATCAATGCTGGTAAACAACCATCTTTACCAAATGATGACGAGTCATTTAAACTATGGTTTAATCAGATATAATCTGATTCATATAAATAAAAAAAGGGGAACGTAATTGTTCCCCTTTTTCATGTTTGATAGTGTAGGGCTATCAAACCTATTTCGCTCCTACTTACGAAATAAACCCACCAACACCAACAATGCGACGAGTCCGGCGAAACCCGATTCGCCGAATGTGTTTATGATAGATGTTAGGTTACCAATAACTTTGACACCAAAGATACCAGATCCAAAGATTACTTCAGAAACAGCACCTATAGCTACAAAAGACATCATTAGATGAGCTAAGTCATCAACGTATCCTTTAACCATTGTTATGATTTCCTTCATCGGTTATCTCCCGTTAGTTAGAAAAAAAGGGTAAATCGGTAAAAACCTCAAAACCCTTTACTCAATAATAACTATATACGCATACAAATAATAAATTTCAATATATATTTATATATAGAAGTTTTTAGGTTGTAATATATTTATATTTGAGTAATAATATTTAAGGTAAGCTATGGCAATTGATTACGAAATCTTTGAAGGAAAATCACTTTCTTCTCTTTTTAAAGACATATACGATAATACACAATACAATCGTAAACAACTTGATGTGTTAACGAAAGAACTTGTTCAATTTATTAAAGACGGCGACACCGCAATTCAGATAGTACCGATGATAAAAGAGTACTTAGAAATTAATGTAAAAAATGATGACCAGCTTGTAAAAATGGCAGGAGTTGTTCAACGATTAATTTCCGCGGAAAGTAGAGCTGGTGCTGAAGATGAATATGGATTATCAGAAGAAGAGAAAGCACAACTACTTACAGGAATGGAAGATGTTGTTAAAGATTTACAAGTAGAGTCAGATAAAATACACAACAAAATAGAATCAGTAAAAAAGGTAAGTTAAATGGCCTGGAAACATAAAAGAACTGTAGATACAACTACGTCTTACCCAACTGGTATGCCAACTTATTCCAGAATAGCTTCAATGGTAAAACAAATTATTAATGCTTCACAATATGATTATCATGAATCAGAAGCTTTTGAAGTACGAGAGGTTATAAAAGAGTCATTTAGAGGTGGAGCGTATGGAGCAGTAAGAGGTACTTTTATTAATAATCCACATCAAGAATTACTCGGTGGAGTAGTTTTACCTTTAATGCCTAATATAACAAATATACCTTTAATTGGTGAGCATGTAGTAGTTACAGAATATAATGGTCAACATTATTATACAAGTATTATAAATAGAAAAAATTCACCGAACGAAAACGCTATACCAGGTGCTAGTGGTATCTATGAAAAAAATACAAAATATGGTGGTACATTTGAAAGAAAAAATGTTAAACATATTCAAGTAAATGAAGGTTCTATTGTATATGAAGGTAGATTTGGACATTCAATACATTTTGATGGTCAAAAAAATAAACCATCTATTAAAATACGAACAAATATAGATACTGGTGACGGTGATTTCACTACTGAAGACATTGATACAGATGATAGTTCAATTTATTTAACATCAGACGGATTATCAGGTACAGAGTTTGACGGTGAACAAATTAAGGGTAAAAAAATACTAATAAAATCTGACGGTATATTTATTAAAGGAAGTGGTGAAAATGGTGAAGTTAGAATTATTGGAGATCAATCTATTAATTTAAATTCTGATCAAATAAAAATAGGTAATGGTGCTAATCAATCAGTAGTAAAAGGTGATGAATTGAAGAAAGTATTACTTGATTTAATAAGTGCGTTAGAAAAAGCAACTTACATAGGAGTTGCTCCAGGTTCTCCAACAACACCAGCGGTAAATGTATTTGAATTTACCAGTTTAAGGGTAAAATTAGAAACTATATTAAGTAATAAAGTAAAAACATCATAGGAGTTAAGTTATTATGACGAAAACGGAATTAATAAAAATAATCAAAGAAGTTGTTAGTAAAGAGGTTAAAAAAGAAATAAATAAAGTATTTATTAAAGAAGAAACTTCTTCTAAACTTTCAAAAGTAGTTCCTAAACAGAAAACTAAAATTAAAAAATCAAAAAAAGAAGTTAATTATACTACTAATGAAACTTTAAATAAAGTTTTAAATGAGACTGTAGGATTAAGTAAAAAAAGTTCAGAGTTTGACGAATATCCAACTGTAACTGGTAAACCATTTGATTCGAGTAGAGCAAAAGAACTTATGGGTTACGGTAAAACAGAAGAACAAAAACGAGATATGGCGGCAGTAGATACTTTACAGAAAGCAGGAGTTACATCAAAACAAGTACCAGAACACATTACAGATGCGTTGACACGAGATTATAGTGGGTTAATGAAAGCGATAAATAAGAAGAAATAAAATGGCTAGTGCAAAAGAAATAGATTTAGATCCAAATGCGTATGTTGGATTATCATTTCCTTTAAGAAGAAGTGCTACTTCTGATTTTGAACAAACAAAAAATACATTGGCAGCGGCAAAACATAATATTAAAAATTTACTTTTAACACATATTGGAGAAAGAGTTGGCCAACCAGAATTTGGAAGTAATTTGAGAGCAATATGTTTTGAACAAATAAATGATGAATTACCAACTAAAGTTGATGAAGAAGTTAGAAAATCTATTAACACCTGGTTACCATATATTATTGTTGAAAGTATAAATACTTTGACAGAAGATGGAGATGAGAATAGAATTATTGTTGAGATTCAATTTTCTACAAGTTTGAATCCTGAGTCAATTGAACAAATTAGGGTAGATGCGAGTTATACCGCAAGACGAATTTAGGAGTAATTAAATGTCTCGTACAAGTACAAAAAAGAATGTAACAAAACAAGTAAATTATTTAAATAAAGATTTTAATGATTTTAGAAATAATCTTATAGAGTTTGCTAAAGTATATTTTCCAAATACATATAATGATTTCAATGAGGCATCACCTGGTATGATGTTTATTGAAATGGCGGCATATGTTGGTGATGTTCTTTCTTATTATATTGATTCACAATTTAGAGAATCGTTACTTGCATATGCAGAAGAAAAGAAAAATATTTATAATATAGCACAATCATTTGGATATACACCAAAAGTTACATCACCGTCAACTACAGTATTAGACGTGTTTCAAACAGTTCCTGCATTAAATAGTAAACCAGATTATCGTTATGCATTAACTGTTAAATCTGGTATGCAAGTCACTTCAACATCTACAGGAAAAACTTTTAGAACTTTAGAAGATTGTAATTTTAAATTTTCAAGTTCTTATGATCCACGAGAAGTAACAATATTTGAAACGGATAGTGGCGTACCAACAAAATTTTTATTAAAGAAAAGAGTAAGAGCCGAAAGTGGAACGGTAACTTCAGAAACTTTTACTTTTACAACGGCAGAAAAATATACTCAAATTAAATTAGCTAATGCAAAAATAATAGAAATTATTTCTGTAACTGATAGTGCTGGAAATTTATGGTATGAAGTTGATTCTCTTGCAAGAGATACGATTTTTGAAGATATGGAAAATAATTCTACTAATGATCCAACATCAGTAATTAATAGTGAGACTGCTCCATATCTGTTAAAATTGAAAAAAACATCTCGTAGATTTACAACGTATATTGATACGGAAGATAAAACTACTTTAAGGTTTGGGGCAGGTACATCAGCTAATGCTGATGAAGAAATTATTCCAAATCCAGATATGGTTGGTTCTGCTTTACCTGGTAGTCCAAGTAAACTTACATCAGCGTTTGATCCAAGTAATTTTTTGAAAACTAAAACTTTTGGGTTAGCACCATCTAATACTACATTAACTGTTAAGTATGCGTATGGTGGTGGTGTAGATGATAATGTTGTGTCAAATGATATTACTGCTATTTCAGGTGTTAGTTATGAAATTCAAGATTCTACTTTATCTGCGGCGTTAGTACAAAATGCAAAAGACTCTGTAGCTGTTAATAATGTTAAACCAGCCACGGGTGGATCTGCTGGTCAATCAATTAGGGAAGTTAAAGAAACTGCATTAGCGTATTTTCAAGCACAAAGTAGAGCTGTTACTAAAGAGGATTATATAGTTAGAGCATATTCTATGCCTCCAAAATATGGTAATATTGCAAAAGTTCATTTAGTACAAGATGATCAATTAAATGAAAAGGTAGGTGTTGCTGAATTAGAGAATGTAGTAACTCAAGAAGATGTTGATAATCAAAGAACAATAAAATCATTACAAGTTAGAACACCCAATCCACTTGCTATGAATATGTATACATTAGGGTTAAATTCACTTAGAAAATTGGAAATAGTAAATCAAACTGTTAAAGAAAATTTAAAAACATATTTAGGTCAGTTTAGATTAGCAACTGATGCTGTTAATATTAAAGATGCGTATGTAATCAATATTGGTATTAAGTTTGCAATTTTAACTAAAAATGGATATAATAAAAATGATGTATTATTACAATGTGTTGCTAGCGTAAAAGATTTTTTTGATATGGATAGATGGCAAATAGGACAACCAATTATTATGTCTGATATAGCATATGAATTGTCATTAGTAGACGGGGTGTCATCAGTTGTACCACCTAAAGATAATAATCCAAGTACATTACCTATTTTAATAACAAATAAATATAAAGTAGAAGATGGTTATTCGGGTAATTTTTATGACATTGAGAGTGCATTAATTGAAGGTATTGTATATCCAGCATTAGACCCAAGCATTTTTGAAATAAAATATCCTAATTCAGATATAGAAGGAAAAGTTCTTGGTGATAACTTAGGAGCGGGAGATTAATTAGATGCATTATTTTATATTTCCAGACAAAGATACAACTTTATATGAAGCCAGTTCAAGTATAAATGCTGGTATGGATGAGATTCTTGAAATAAGAAAAGATGTTAATGACGCGGCAACTATTAAAAGAGTTTCAAGAGCTCTTCTCAAATTTGATTTAAATCATATATCACAATCAGTTTCAGATGGAAAAATACCAAAACCTAATTTGACAGGTTCGAGATATTTTCTTAATTTATTTGATGCACATCCTACATCTTTAGCAATGTCGCAAAGTCTTTATGCATATCCAGTAAGTCAAAGTTGGAATGTGGGTGACGGTAAGTTACACGATGATCCAGTAACTACGGAAGGTACAAGTTGGATATATAAAGATGGTAAAACTGATGGAACATTATGGTATTCACCGATGAGTTCTTCAGGTGCTACTTGGCATAGTGGTAGTGGATATGAAGCATCACAATCTTTAAATAATGAAACACGGGATATAAGAATGGATGTTACTGATATTGTAAATACGTGGTTTGCAGGAACAGTTCCAAATGAAGGATTTATAGTTAAAAGAAGTGGTAGTGTTGGAAATACAGATTCCGGTTCTGATGAAGGCAGTTCAGATAGATTAGGTAATTTAGCATTCTTTTCAAGAGATACACATACTAAATATCCTCCAACATTAGAAGTTGTATGGGATGATTCTACTTGGACAACTTCTTTATCAGAATTGACTGGTTCTGCGTTAGAAGATGTTGTTATTTATATGAAAGGATTAAGACCTAAATATAACGAAAAATCTAAGGTTAGATTTAGACTTGTTGGTAGAGAAAGATTTCCTACAAAAACATATTCAACTACACCATCTAATTTAACTGTAAAATATTTACCAAGTGGTAGTACATTTTATTCTATAAGGGATGCGGAAACAGATGATGTTATTGTTCCATTTGGTTCTGGTTCAAAAGTAAGTTGTGATGGTAGTGGTAACTATTTTAATGTATGGTTAGATGGATATCAACCTGAAAGGTATTATAGATTGTTATTTAGGTTTATTAGTGGAAGTGGAACTGTTCATGAAATAGATCAGATTTTTGACGAAGGACATTCATTTAAAGTGTCACGATAATGCCGTATTCAAAAGAAGAACTAAAAACAGTTGATTTTTATCAAGATTTTGTTGGTAGATTACGTACTGAATATTTAAATCAATTGAAAGATTCAGCTACTAATAATAATTTTAGAAGTGATATAGTTGATTTATATTCATTCGAAGATATTTTTACTGGTAATGGTATAGAAGACGTAGTAGTTACTGATACAGTTTATAAAGATTATATAAATGAAGACCAACAAAAATTACAATCAATAAAATCTAAAAGTGATTATCCATTGTATACAAAAGGTAAACTTTTAGATACAGTTTTAGATAGAACTATGACTGAATTACTGGAAGTTAAATTTATAGAAACGTTACCTGAAGGACTTGAAAATGGTGATGTAGTAAGTAATACAGATCCAACTGATTTTAATAAATGGTTAATAGAAAGTTATCAAAAAAGATTATTTCCTGATTTAGCTACTTTCTTTGCAAGTGATTATGCATTTGATGAGGTTACTTCAATAGAACAAAGTATTATTGATGGAATACCTGATGGTGATTTAATAGATTAAAATGGAAAAATTATGGCAAGTACATTATCAGAAAAAGACAGAGAACTTTTACAAATAAAGGGGTCGAAGACCTTTGATTTTACAGATCCAAAATTTTCATATTTAGGACAAAGATTTAGTGAAGATAGTAGAGATTTTGTAGAAGTATACATTTATGATACTAATGAGAATTTTATAGAAAGTTCTGTAGTAGATTCTGTAGATTATGAATTAGATACAGATGATACTGTAAAATTAAAAACTGGAACTATATTAAGAAAGTTGGGTTATGATAGAGGTCGTTATGTAGTAAAATATAAATTTTTAAGAAAATTAGCGGGTGATTATCAAAATGTTTTAGTTTATGCGGATGGTACAATATTTAATCCACCTGAAGGAGTTGACCCAAATGAAAATGGTAATGTAGCTATAGACCCAAATGGTGAGATGTTTGAAAGAACTACTCATAAACAATTATTTTTAAGAGAATATAAATATTTTATTCATAAAATATCACCATCAAGAAAAGAAATAAGACTTGCAACTCAAGAGATACACAACGAAAGATATTTACAAGATTTTTTTTATTTACAAAAACAAAAGAAAAGAGTAGCCTCTACTGGAGATACTACAAGTATTATAAAATTTAATAGTAATAATTCTAAAGAGGGTGAAAGTTTAATTATGGAATTACCACTCGAACAAACATTTTTACCTCAAATGGTCGGTGGTGAAATTAGATTAAATGGTGCATTTTTACACTCGTACATAGCTAAACAGGCATCAACAGAAAATACTGGTAATATAGAAACTCGACTGGAAGAAATAGAAAGTGGTGATGAATTTCAAGCTAATTTTTATATTTCTAATATACAAGCGGCTGAACATAAAAGAGGTGATTTACATTTTGTAAAAATACTTGAAACATTTAAAGATGGTAAGTTACCAACAGATATGACTGGAGTTTATCGTAATTTATCACAAAATAAATTACCAGGAAATGTGAGTTATGAAAGTATTTCTGCAATTACAAATTTAGGTGATGACTTTTTAAAACCACCAGCATTTCAGTATCGGAGCGATTTTGATAAAAAACCTGTAATTGTATTGAAAAGTAATTCAATTAAACCAGATACAGCAACTACATATCATTGGATATTTGGTGGATTTGATAAAG